TATTAGAAATAACTAAACAACGTAATGAGAAAATTGACGAAATAGGTATTATAGAAGCCAAGTTAGAACAAACAGTTAAATTGCATCAAGGATCTAATCATGTTTATCTTAAAGGTAAAGTGACAGATCACCATTTCATAAAAATTTATAAAAAGGCTTCAGATGGTACGGAATTTCCTATCGCCTGGGCCATGTTTTATCCAAATCAACCTGATCCAAATAAATTATGGAAGACAGGTACTTACCCAATAGAGCTTAAAGCGAATATTATAGAGACCGAAACTGAAGATGGTACTTATAATAGATACGTAGAATTGAACGCAGAAAACAATCAAATGAAAGAAACTAAAGGTAATTCATACCCTATTAAGTTGACCGATGTTAAATGGGCTAAAAACGAATTAAAAACTAAAAAGTTTAGTTTTTTCAATCCGAGATTAGGTTTAGGTGCTGTTTTTACGAATGATTATTTCGCACCAACACTTGATCTTAGTTTATCATCTTATGGTAAAACTAACGTTGATATGGATTGGCGATTTTTAACTTTTGGTGTTGGAGCAACTAATGAAGAAAGTGGTACTGATTTTGCTTTTAGTTTTACACCCGTGCAATGGAATTTTGGAAAAGCTGTGCCTTTAATTGAAAATGCTTTTGTAGGCCCTACAATAGGGTGGCATAATGGAAGCACTTCATTTGGCGTCGGTTTTTCAATTCCATTTTAAAGGAGAATACTGATGGCGACAAGTTATTTGGAAGATAAATCAAAATATAGAACTAATCCATATACCACAACATGGTCAGGTGCAACACCGCCGACGGTGGATGATTTTTTAGGTAGAAAGGACCCGACATATGTGACTGCAGTAGACACTACTGTTTCGGGATTAAAAACTAATTACAGGTAAGGGGTTATTTAATGGAAGAGAAATTTAAAAAAATAACAGCACAACTACAAAAACAGTTTCCTGATGTTGGTATCCAAAAAGTTGAAACTAACGTTCAGACTGGACAGGCAGCTTTTTATTTACAGCCTACAAAAAAAGCTTTAGCGTTTCTTACAAATGGAGGGGCTGTTATACCTAAAGGTTTTCGTGAAAAAGCGGCTACTATTACAAGAGACCCTTTGGATAGGGGTTATTTAGATTTAGCTCAAAAAGATCCATATGAAGATTCAGCTCAAAATTTATTTAAGAGGGCTGATAAATATTATTATACAGAACCTATAGTGGGCACTGTAATAAATCTTTTAACTGGTTTGGCGTTTAAAGGTTTTGAAAATGATATTGATGATGAAAACATAAAACAGTTTTATGATGCATGGTGTTTTGATGTTAGAATGGATGAGATATTAGAGTGGATTTTTCTTGAGTTTTTTAAAACAGGCCATGTTACTACATATAAAGTTTTGGCTAAATATGAACCGAGAGTTTCATATTTATCTCCAGTCCCAGGAAAAAAATTATCAAGACCTACTAAGAAGACCACTGGAAAAGAAGGGGCCATTGTAGAAGCAGCTATGGCTCAAGAAGATGCAGCAAAGAAAAATATATGGTCCAAAGGCCATTTGCCGGTAGCTTATACGGTTCTTAATCCGCAGTTGGTTATAGTAACTGGAAACTTACTATTTGATAAAGTATCAATTTCTATGAGGGTTCCGCCAGAATTAACACAGCTTTTGAAAAAGAAACCTGCAGAACAAACTGAAGATGAAAAAGCTCTTATAAAAGCTTTACCATCAGATTTAAAAGCTGCAGCTGAAAAAGGTGGGGAATATAAGTTAGATCCTAGATTAGTTGGCAGTATAACTTATAGAAAGCAACCTTACGAAAGATACGCTAAACCAAGAACAACTCGTGTTTTTGATACGATTGAGTACAAAAAAGCGCTAAAAAATGCAGATTTGAGTACACTAGATGGTATTTCTAATTATATTCTTAAGATAACAATTGGGTCTGATGAGTATCCGGTTACCACACAAACTGAATTAGAAGCTGTTGCGGCATTATTTAATACACCAAGTAAATCGTTTGATGTTGTTTGGAATCATACTTTGCAGGTTGAAAAAATAGTTTCTCCAGAGATTGAAGCTATTTTAGGCAAACAAAAATATGAACAAGTTAATGAAGATTTAACCGGTGGTTTGGCAGTAACAAGGGCTTTAATAGATGGTATATCAGATTTGAATTCGGCGGAAGCGGGTTTGGTGACAAAAGGATTAATGGAAGAAATAAACTATGCGAGAAATCAAGTTACCAGATGGATATATAGAGAATATCAACAAATTGCTGAAGCCATGAAGTTTGATCGTTTTCCTAAAGTTAGATGGGATGAAAGTGTATTACAAGATCTTATACTTTACATGAATACAATATCACAATTAGTTGATCGTAGAATGTTGAGTTATAGAACTGCTCATGAAGCTTTAGGATTTGATTATCCAAATGAACTTATGAATATGAAAGAGGAATTTCCTTTGGTGGAAGATGGTACTTTTGGTATCATTGGTTCGCCATGGCAGCAAGCTAAGAGTGGTGGTTTATTTGGTCCTGGTGGTGGTGCTCCAAGTAATGTTCAGCCTAAACAGGGAACACCAACAGGTACACCTTCTCAAGGACGACCTACTGGACAGCCTGCCAAGAAGAAACAAAAAGATACAACGGTTACACCTAAGAAAACAGCACCAAAAAAGACACAATCTTCTAAAACCACAATTGGAGATTATGTTAAGGGATTATCAGATGAAGAATTTGCTAATTTTCAACACATGTTGAATATGGTTAGAGTAAAGAAAGATAAATAAACTAACCACATATAATAAAGGGGGAAAATTATGGCAAAGCGTAAAAAGTTGTATATCAAAGGCGCAGACAGAAGAAAGAAGTCATAGTAAGGAGGATCTGTTGTGGAAAAATTATATTTAAAAGCGGATATTAAATTGCATGAAGAAACAGAAGCTCGTAAAAAAGAAGCGGCTTCTGTAATAGAGCTGCCTAAAGATGGTGAAAAACAAATTGATTTGCAATATTTTTCTGCTGTTTTTGTTTCTTCAGGCGCTAATTTAAATCATGCATATTTTCTTCCATCAGAGTTGGTGAAAGCCGAGCATACCATAGTGAACAAGGCAATGGATATTGAACACAAAGAATCGGAAATAGTTGGACATATTTATGACCGAGCCTTTGTGGGCAGGGATGGTAAAAAGATAGAACTTGAAGAATTGGCTTCTATGGAAAGTGCTAGTTTAGACGAACAAGAACTACATATTGTAATAGCGGGCATCGTATATAAAAACCGCTTTCCAGATTTAGCCAAGGAAGTTGCTGATGGTAAGTGGTGTGTTAGTATGGAAACTTATTTTGGTGATTATGATATTAAAATTGGTGATTTGATTGTGAATCGTAAAGAGGCTGAGGTATTAGGCTTAGCCGCCGATGATAGTATATTTGGTAAGTTAGCCAAAGTAATAAAGAAAAAAGTTGAAATTGCTACTGGAAAAATTGATAGGGTTTTGCGTGGTATTAGTTTTTCCGGTTGTGGTTTTGTAAAACATCCTGCTAATCCACCATCTGTTGTTTTAGAAACAGCTTCAGACAAAGGGAGAAAGACTGATATGAATGCTAAACCAATTATACTCAATTATGATTTGTTAGAGGAAGAAGAGAATAATGTAACCTCTAATAATAGAGAAGCCTCTAATTTAGAGGAGGCGGAATTACAATATAATGATACAGTTGGTATTTGCATCAGTTACAAAAAAGAAGTTTATGACAATACTTTTAAAGACGAATCAAGTAAAGTAGTTCACACGGATTGGTGTGCTTTATACGAGCGCGGCTGTACATCTTTTTCTAGGGACACCACGGACCCTGATTGCTTACGCAACCAGATCCAGAGTGCCGCTGCTAGTTGCGTAGAAAACTATGTGAAAGAGATGGCCGGAAAAGATAGAAGAAAAAAATTATTAGCTCGATTAAAAAATTTGCTTTAAAAGCTGATTGCTACGAGTCAGTTAAAACAATAATCGTAAGGAGGAATTGAGTATGCCACAATTAGGACAAGCCCAAACTGGGCTATTAAGAAGTACCCCTAAGTTAACCAGAATTAACGGAGACGATAATTTGAAGGTTATCTGGAGAAATATGGGTAATAACCACGCGTATCCATTTTTCTGGGGCGACACGTTTACAGTAGCATCTGGCTCAACAAGTGTTGTTCTTGCCAGCGGTGTTAAGTTTCATGGATTTGACCTTGCTACGTATGCGAATGTTACGGTAACCCCGTGTTATAATGCTGGAGCATTTTATATCACCAAAGATACTACAGCTAATACCATTACACTTACCGTGGCAACAGCTGGAGCTGATGATGGTTCATCCAAGGTAGACGTTAAGTTTGCTCTTGGTGAAGATCCAGTTATTGAAGGAATTTACTGCAGCACATGGAGTGCTAGCAATATAAGACAAGATTTACCATAATTTTGATTTAAATAAATCGTGATTATATTTTTGTTATTGGAAGAGGAAAAGAAAGAAAAACGCCCTTATGGGCATTTCAGGTTGGTTAGTAAAAAATGTAAGTACTATATACAGCAAAAATATATAGGAGGTATTATTAGATGGATGAAAAATTAAGGAAAGATGTTGAAGCTGTAGTAGCTAAGATTTTTTCCGAAAAAGAGGAGGATGAGATCCGAAAACAAACAGAAGAAGCTCTTAATACTTCCGCTGAAACTATTGAAGAATTAACCGATACGTTGGAAGCTAAGAATGTTGAGTTTGAGGAAATTCAATCTAAACTCACCGAAGCTGAAGAAAAAGCCAAAAATCTCCAAACTGAGTTAGAGGCGACTAAAGAGGAGTTGGAAGGCGCGAAAAACAAACTTTCAGAATCGGAAGCAACACTGGAAGAAATGAAAAAAGACAAAGCTACTGAACTTAGAATGTCTGAGCTTGAGAAAGCTGGCGTTGTATCTGATAAGGAAGCGCAGGCAGTTAAAGTTAGAGATATGTCTGACGAGGATTTTGCATCATATAAATCTGAATTAGAGTCTCTTAGAGCAGCTATTTTAGCGGCTTTTGAGAAATCAAAAGAAGTTGAAGAAGAAGAAACTGCTGAAGCTGAAACACCGGAATCTAAAGAAGCTGGGGAGGAGTCTGAAGAAGGCGCCGAAGCAGAGTCTGAAGAAGGAGCAGAGTCTGAGGAATCAGAGGAAGCTAGTGAAGAAGGTGAATCAGAAGAAGCTGCAGAGCCAGCTCATATTGACCCACAGCATGCCATGTCGGCAGCATTAAATTTTGAAATCTATCCTGATGAAGGAATGAAAGAGAAATATGCTAAATTAGGACAAGCCATGGCAAGTTTGATGGTAAGAAAAGACTAAGGAATAAAAGAATGATTAAGGAGGAAAACGGATATGTTTATACCTAGACATCCTGTTGTAGAAAATCAATTCTGCAGTTATGCAGCCCAATCTTCTGACGCCACAGGCGTTGGTGGTGTAATTTGCTACGCAGGCGCAGTTTTATATTTGGATAGTACAGCCACTAATCAAGAGGCTATTGTTAAAAAAATGGCTTATGATGCTACAGGTTTTACACCTTTTGGCTTTGCTATGCAGAAAGTTAAGACTGGATATCATCAGGTCCATCCAGCTGGTTTTATGATGCCTGGAGACCTTGGTTCCAGTGATGTAATTGCGCAACCTTCATACAGCTCTGGTGCTATTAATGGTACTAAAGAAGCACCTCTTGGTGTTGCTCACCTGGGTATTTGGGACACAGTACATTATACAGCAGCTGGAACTGGTGGAGATGCTTCTACTGCTACGACACCTTCAGCAGCTATTGCTCCGGGCGCAGCTCTTTATGCGGCTCAGGATGAAGCTAAAGTAACTACCAGCACGAGTGATGCTGCTAGTGCGGCTGTTTATAATGGTGAGAGAGTATCATCTACTGTAGTGGCTAGAGTTGTTAAGGGTACTAGCGTTGCTAAAGCGACTGCTAATATTGCTAATACTACATTATATCCAATTAGGATTAAACTTTTGATATAAATTAATAAATATGGATTAAGGCACACAAAGTGCTTCCAAAATTAAAGACAATAGGAGGAGTTGTTATTATGGAAAGACAAGAAATGATGGAGCTTTTTAAAGCCACAGCCGATATTCAAACACCTGAAGGACTGGCTGCTTATAGAGCTTTTGCGGCTGCATTAACAACTCCAATTTTGCAGAAGATTGAGTTAGAATCAATCATGCGTCAGCTGTTCGCAGTCGAAAGACTCGGACCAGGTGCACAGGCCGTGTATCCGATTGCTGAAGATTTTGAGATCCCGGTTTGGGTACTTCCTGGACTTGGTTATGTAGCTCAGAACTTCATCGAAGGTATCGGAGAAGAAGTATACGTTCCTACGTTTACCATTGATGCATCTGCGGATTGGAAAATTACTTATGCTAGGGACTCTCGAATTGATATTCCACAGAGAGCTGCTGCTAGAGCGGCTAAAGATTTAGCCAACTACGAAGAAGAGTGTGGTTGGCGGGTAATTATGCCTGCTGCTACATCAGCTTTTTCAGGTAAAGGTCTGTTAGGCTCAAGACCTGCTCCTATTTATGAAATTAATCCTACTGGTACTGGTGCTGGTTATCTTTCAAAAGAACTTATCAACAAAATGATGGTAGGTTTCAAGAGAATCGGCAGAACACTTACAGATCTGTATGTATCTCCAGAAGATGCTGCTGATATTCGTGAGTGGACAGATACGGACATTGATCCTGTAACCAGACGGGAGATTTTTCAGGCTGCTGGAATGGGCAAAATTTGGAATGTAACACTCCATGAGGTACAGCATTTAGGTGCTACCGGTATGTACAACATTAATGGTAGTACATCATCTTATGGTAAATTCCTTGCCGACGGCAGCAACACATTTAATAACTATACTCTGGACAATCCTAACGTAACAGGTGCTGATGGTACGGTTACAACATTAGGAGAAACCCAGATCTTAGGTTTCGACCTTGGTGTTAACGATTCTCTCGTTATGCCTATTCGTAAAGAATACGAAGCCTATGATGACCCAACACTGCTTAGGGTTCAAAAACAAGGTTTCTTTGGCTGGGCAGAATTAGGGTTTGCTTGCTTGGATAGTCGAATGTTAGGAATGGGTGTTATTGACAGAAGTCTATAATAAATTCGCATTAATAAAAATATAATCTCGCACCGCCATTACTGGCGGTGTGGGAATATATTGTGGAGTTAAATGACAACGCTATTAATTATTTTATTTGCAATTATACTTACCGAAGCGTTAACACAGATTATAACTAAATCAGAGATATTCAAACCTATAAGAAAATTTTTCTTTGATAGACGCTCGAATAAGCTCTGTAGTTATGT